GATGGCAGCCTCAATTCGGCCCTCAGGAGGCTTTGGTAAACTGCCCTATTACGCTTATTGGCTACGGTGGTGCACGAGGTGGAGGCAAGACTGACGGGGTATTAGGCAAGTTTGCAATCAAACAAGAACAATTAGGGGCTGACTTCAATGCTATCTTTTTTCGTAAAGAATTGCCTCAAGCTGATGACCTTATTGAACGTGCCAAACAGATTTACCTACCCCTTAAAGCGCATTGGCAAGACCAGAAAAAGCAATTTACCTTCCTGTCGGGTGGTCGCCTACGTTTTAGACCTCTAGGCAATGATGCCGATGCTGAAAAATACCAGGGCCAAAACCTCTCAGATTGCGCTATAGAGGAAGCTGGTAACTATGCTGACCCTTCCCCTATCTGGAAGCTATTCGGAGCACTACGAGGTAGAGGAGGTGGTCAAATCATCCTTACGTTTAACCCTGGTGGTATAGGCCACTCCTGGCTAAAGGCTTTGTTTATTAAGCCAGCGCCAAAGGGCATGAAAATGCTCAAAAAAGAGTTACCTAACGGCTCTAGCTTTGATTATATCTATATCCCTAGCAGGGTGCACGATAATCAAATCCTACTCGCTCGTGACCCTGATTATATTAACCGCTTGCACATGGTAGGTAGTCCAGAACTGGTGCGAGCCTGGCTAGAAGGAGACTTTGAAATCCATGAAGGAAGTTACTTTCCTGAGTTTAGCTCTAAACATATCATTTCTCCTTTCAATGTACCTAAACATTGGCCCCGTTATATGGGTTATGATTGGGGTTATCACTCTCCTTTTGCTGCTGTCTGGGGTGCTGTTAGTTCTGGACGTACTGATGATGGTAAGGAAGTACCATATCCTAAAGGCTCAATTATTATATATCGAGAACTCTGGGGCAAAGGAGTTGATAACGTCACTCAAGCCGAACGAATCGCAGCTCTATCAGTAGGCGAAAACCCTATCTGCTCTGCTGACCCTAGCATCTTTAATAATCAAGGTGGCCCCACTATTAACGATCAGTTCAATACTGTGTTTGCTAAGTATAAACACCCCTCGTTTAGACAAGCCGATAATGATAGACAGTCTGGTTGGGCACAAATTAGACAACGGCTGGTAGCAAATCCACCCTTGATATACTTTTTTGCTACTTGCCCATACTTGCTAGAGACTTTACCATCGATGTCAATAGACAAACAAAAGCCAGAGGATTTAGATACAAAAGGCAATGACCACGGCGTCGATGCTTTAAGATACCTCTGCAAAACCCGTTTGATTGATTCTAAGTGGGAAGAACCAGAGCAAGTACTAAATAGAGGTATGGTCAAATTACAAAGTTATATTGCTAAAATACGGGCTAGAAACAAAAGACCTCAAATATGAAAAATAAAACTATTCGGCCCTTAGTTAAAAAGTACTCGCCACGCTGGTGGAAAGCCCAAATCACTCAGGCCGATAGACGCTACGAAAAGTTCATTAAATCAGCCGAAGAATCCATTAAAGTATTTAACGGCATTAAAGAGATAGAAACCCTAAAAGATGCCCCACGCCGCTTAAACGTATGGTGGTACTGCGTTAATACTCTTTTGCCAGCTTACTACAGCTCCACACCAAAAGCTGAGGTAAACCTACGCAAGCGAGCAGGAGGGCTGCCCTATGAGCTTGGTAGCGTTATCTTAGAGCGAAATACTCAGTACTCAATGGATTGCCACTTTAGCTTTGATAAAGTCGGTTACAACGCAGCTTTACAGTTCCTACTAACAGGCCAAGCCGTACTATGGGCTAGATATGCCCCTAAATTTGAAAATATCTTTCAAGAAATTGCTGTAATTCGTGACCCTAACGGCGCTCTTATTCAGGGAGATGGCACACCGTATGAAGGCGATACTGAGGGCTTTACAGAAGCGTCTAACGGCATACTTATTTCTTCGCTGGAAGTTGAACAAAAGGTTAGCGAAAAAGCTATACTCGAAGTGGTGCAGTTCTCAGATTACCGCTGCTCAGACGCAAGGAACGAGGCAGAGATCGAGTGGCAAGCCAGGCGTGCCTTCCTGGATAGGGAAGAAGCAGAGGCTTTATTTGGCGAAGAAAAAGCGAACAAACTAAACTACGATAGTGTTCCAGAGACAAACAAAAAGGATGCCACCAGACAAGACGAGAAGTTTGAGGGTAAGGCTGAAATCTGGGAAATCTGGTGCGAAGCTACTAATAAGGTTTACTGGATTCAAACAGGTAACGAAGATGTTCTAATTGAAGAGACAGAGCCGCCTATCAAGTTTGAGGGCTTTTATCCTTGTTCCGTTATCAGACAAACTCAAGACCCTAACAGCATTATCCCAGTATCAGACTACTCCCACGTTAAAGACCAAATCCTTGAGGTTGAGCGCCTTACCACCCGTATCCATGCTCTTACTCAGGCAGTACGACCTAACTTTCTTTATGATGCTGCTATGGGTGATTACCTTGAGCAGCTATTCCAAGATGACTTAAAAGGTATCGGTGTTACTGGCTGGACTGCTAACAAAGGTCGAGGCGGCTTGCAAGGCGGTATGGAGTTCTTGCCAGTTGAGCAGTTCGTAAACGTGCTTAACACGCTACAGCAGAACCGCCAAAGCGCACTACAGCAGCTTTATGAAACACTAAAGGTGTCAGACCTGCTACGGGGTACATCAGAGCAGTACAAGTCAGCTACGGCTAATAGACTTGAAAATGCTTGGTCATCCCTTGGCCTAATCGTGCGTCAGAACATGTTCTGTAAGTTCATCTCTGATGCCATTATGCATCTTGGCACGATTATTGCGGAGCAGTTTGACCCAGAGCGCATATTTGAGACGGCTGATGCTGATGCTCTTATTGAGCCAACCATATTTGTACCGCCACCGCCTCCACCCCCTCAGCCAATGCCAGGTCAAGAAGGTATGCCACCAGATGAGTCAGGTATGGCACCAATGCCGCCAATGGCACCGCCTCCACCAGACCCAATGCAGCTCATTGACCAAATGAAGCAGCAAATCCTAGAGATATTTAGAGACAATACTAAGCGTAACTACCGTATCGAAATAGCTTCCGACTCTATGGTAGCTATTGACCAGCAACAACAACAGCAAGAAGGCACTATGCTTCTTCAAGCTGCTGGTGGTTTCTTCGACCAAATGCGTGGCCTAGTAGAGCAATACCCGCCACTAGCTCAGTTTAGTTTGGCTTTGTTTCAAAACTTTATTAAGCGCTTTAAAGGCGGTAAAGAAGTTGATGGCCTATTTAGCAAAGCCTTTAAAGAAATTGAGCAGATTGCTAAGGCTAAGGAAGAGGCAGCAAAACAACCGCCACCTCCAGATCCTAAAACACTTGAGATTCAGGGTCGTATGCAGATTGCACAAATTGAGTCACAAGCTCGTGTGCAAGCTGTTCAAATGGACATGCAAGATAAGGCTGTTAAAAATCAACTTGCAGCACAAGAGCAGCAGCTTAAAATGCAGCGCGACCAACTTGAGGCTCAACTGCGTGTTCAAGAGCAGCAATTTAAAGAGTATATGGATCAACAGCGCCTTGCGATTGACCAACAGGAAGTTCAGATTAAAGGACAAGCCGTTCAAGTTGATATGCTTAAAGTGCAGTCAATGGCTCAGACTGAGGCAGATAAAACGCTTATTAAGCAAGAAACTAGCCAGATGGCGCATATTCTTGAGATTCAAAAACTTGAGCTTGAGAACATGCGGATTAAGCTATCTGAGTCAGAAAAGCTAATGGAAGAGCGCCGTCTTGCTTCAGATACTGCTTTAGAGCGAGTTCGTTTAAGCATGGAGCAAATTGCTACTAGCAAACAAGAACAACCTCAAGCACAACAGCAGCCTATTGTAATTAACAATGTAATTCCTAAACGTGGAAAACGTGTTGCTAATATGATAAATGACGAATTAGGAAATCTCTCTGGGATAGAAGTCGAGGACATAGAGGATTAAATAAATGCCAGGTATTGAGATATACGACATATATCCAGCACCATCCGGCTCTACTGGTACCGACTCGTCATATTCCATACCTAGTAATCTTTTGGACTACCTTTCCGCTTCAGGAAAAAGCTCCCTGCTATCAGTGTCAAATATTGGAGCGTCTACCCTTGCTAAGGTGCAAACTTCTCTTGAGGTAATCGACAACCTAACAGACTTTGAAACCTACCTCCTCGACGGAACGGCTCTTGATAGTCTGGCTAATGGCGCTACCTCCGCAACTTTTGCCTATCCCAACGTCGGAACATCTCGCTTTGTTCGTGTCGTAGTCATCCTTGGTGAGATTACACCAACAGGCACTCCTAGTGTAGAAATAGTAAGTGGGCTAACTGCATATACTCTTAGTGTCTCAACGGCGACTAGCGAGAAGAGGTTAGAGTTTAATGATATTCCGGAAGCGTTTGTAAATAGTTTTTCAGTGGTCAATAAAACTGGCGTTCCCTTTGCATCATCAGGCAATAGCGTAGTGGTGGTGGCTTTATAAGATGGCAAACATTACCGTCACAACTAGCAGTAACTTTGACGATGCGGCAAATCTTGCACTGCTAAATGGCGACAATATAACCATCAACAGTGGAGCAGTTCTTACAGTTAATTCTGATGTTCGCTGGGGGCAAAATGCTGCCGTTGTTAATGACGTAGATATAAATGACGGTGAATTTAAAATAGACGGCACTGAAGTCTGGTGGGTTCCGTTCTCCGCATCTTCAGGAAATGTTCCAAGTTTAGGAACGCAAGGGACTCCAGATGTTACAAGAGGTGGAAGCAGCGTCGGAGAGTTTCTAGGGATATTTACCGCACTTGGAGTGGCTCCTTTAGCGGCTGGAACTGCTATGCCAGCAAGCGGCTTTATTAAACTCAGAAGAAGAAGTGCGACTCTTGCAAATGCCGATGTTCTTACTTTCACAGGAGGAGCAACAGCCACGCTTTCTGGTGCAGGTCAAAGAGGTTGGCTACATTTTGTTGGACGAGAATCAACTGGCGCAAACGGAAGAACTCAAGCAACGGGGCTTGGTCGCATTGTAGTTAATGGTGATTGGTTTGAGCTTGGTACGTCAAACGGAACGGCTTCTCAAACTTTTCAGTATTATGTTTCTGATTATTGCCCTGGAGTCTCC